TGCACGGAGACCCTAGAACCACCCCTGGTGGGTTAGGCAAAGACTATGCGTACAGCGTTCGATGTGAGGTAAAGCGGGATGACTGGGTAGAGGTCGGTACCGGTGAGAGTAAGCGTCGTGTAGGCCAGACTATTCGTGTTCGTACTATTAAGAACAAGACCTTTCCACCACAGCAGACTGCGTATCTAGATTTTTATTTTGCAGATGGTGGTGCAGTTGACGCTGGTGGTTATGACACCGGTAAAGAGATTGTTGCTCTATCCATACTTAATGGAGTTGTAGAGCGACGCGGTGGATGGATGTACTACGGAGACCGCAAATGGCAGGGAGCACAGGCTCTTATTGATTCTCTTAGAGAAGAGATTGAGTTACGTGAAGAGTTGAGTAAGGCGGTAATGAGCACGATCAAAGCTCAACCGATTTTGGCTATTGATGAAGAGTAAGGGACAAAAAGAATCTCTAAAACACGAAAAGCGTTTAGAGAAATTGGTGGATGGAAAGCGTTCTGCAGCGTCAGGTGCTTTCTGGTCACGTAAAGGGGATGTACGGAGTGATGATCTTTTGATTGAGCACAAATGGACTGGTAAAAAATCAGTAACCATTAAATCAGAAGTTCTTAAGAAGATTACTACCGAAGCTATCCTTGATAGTCGTATTCCGGTTTTAGGTCTTCACCTTGATGGCGAGAACTATGTAGTTTTAGGAGAGGAGGATTTCTTTGAACTTCGTAACGCACTCAGGAGTGACTAAATGGAATATGACAACGAGCCTAAGTGGGCTTGGAGATACGATGCTAAATGTCGAGGAGAAGATACAGAAATATTCTTCCCCCCGAGAGATAAAGCGCTATACAAACCTATAGCCAACAAGGCAAAAGCCATTTGTTGGGGGAAGGACGGCAGGCCTGCTTGTCCGGTTAGGAAAGATTGCCTCAAAGAGGCTATTATTAACGATGAGTTGCACGGCATCTTTGGTGGCATGTCCCATCGAGAAAGAAATGCAGCAAAGCGTAAATATGAAAAACAAGGTTTAACACTAGACGAATGGATAGAACAAGATGGCAAATACGGGAAAACCTAAAACGGTTTCTTTAAAAGCGTATCTAGATGCTAATAAACGAGATACTCGTTTAGTAGGCGCTGTTGAGCGTCACTTATTAGCAAAGCCTTTTGATAATCGCAAGATGGATATCATTCACCCATCTGACATGATTAAACCTGAGTGGTGCCATCTAGCTCAGTATCATGCAATCAAAGGTAATTACAAAGAGGTTCGTGAAAAGCCTACGCTTCGCCTACAGTCTATTTTTGATGAGGGTCACACTATTCACGCTAAGTGGCAGAAGTGGCTTACTGAAATGGGAGTCCTGTACGGTAAGTGGGAATGCTCTGAATGCGGTCCTTCTGAATGGGAACAAGCTGCTGATTTAGATTTCAATGACCCTGAGTGTGGAGTATTTGAATACCGAGAAGTACCGTTGTGGAGTAACAAACACAAGATTGGCGGTCACTCAGATGGTTGGGTAAAAGGTTTGGGAAATGACTTCCTTATAGAGATTAAGTCAATTGGCGCAGGAACTCTTCGTTTTGAAGCGCCTGCGTTACTAGCTCAGGCAGATGGAGATCTGGAGAAAGCATGGCGTAATATTCGTGCCCCTTTCCGTTCACATCAACTGCAGGGTCAGGTATATCTGCACCTAACTCATTTGATGTTTGAAAACGGAGACCTACCCTCAGCACCAAATGAGATCGTATATATCTATGAGCTTAAAGCTAACCAGGATTACAAAGAGTTCACAGTTCAGTACAACCCAGATTTTACAAAAGAACTATTTGATCAAGCATTGGACATCGCTTGGGCTGTTGACAACGACCGCCCACCTGTGTGTAGTATTGACCCTGTCAAGGGATGTAAACGTTGCGAACCCTTTAGGAGTCAAGATGCCAAACTATGAGTATAGATGCGTTACTTGTCTTTCTACCTTTGAAAGCTTTTTCCCAATTGCAGAAGGACCATCACCTGCTGTAGTGTGTGAGTGTGGGGGAGAGGCATTTCGCCAGTACTCAACATTCGGTATACAACTTAAGGGCGGAGGATGGGGTGGTAAATGATTAAGTATCCAGGCATGTTAGAGGTTGGACTTGATCTTCCAGTGTTAGTGGGAGACGACGACTTTATTGAGCATTTACACGAAAACGGTTTTACAGATACGATTGATATTAACGATTTAATGTTTGAATGGATTGACTGGGCAAAGGAGAACCTAGCATGAGTCCAATTGAGTTACGTGTTGCTGAGGCTAGTCGTAAGACTATCGAAGCTTTGCAACTTCAAGGTATGAATGTAAACCAAAGCTATGGTTACGATGCGCCATCTCTTCCAGCAGACATTACAGATCTTATGGAAGAACAGGTTATGGACTTATACAGTAAGTATGTTGCTTACTTGGAGTTTATTAGCCTTCAACTTTGGTGCGCTGAAGTAGACAGGGCAGAAGCAGATAAGAATTTATCTTTTATAAAGTCACAGAAAAGATTAGCTTTAAAGAAGGCTGGCACCTCTGTGTCTATGATCGATGCGGAGATTGATGTTGACCCAGACTATAAAGAGAAGCTAGACGCTCTACAGGAGCTGTCTAACTATCGTGGACTTATCCACATTATCTCTGAACGTCTTTCTAAGGATATTTCTTTAATTAATCGAGAAATTACTCGCAGAGTCAATATTAATAAGGCAACTGTTAGAAGCGGATGGACAACACCATGAAGCCAGAGTGGGAACAGCTTTCTCTATTTACTGATGAAGAATTAGATATAGCCACCAGTTACAACCTTATAGGACTTACCGGATACGCTCAGTCAGGTAAAGATACTGCAGCATCTGTGCTTGTAGAAAAGTATGGGTACACAAGAATAGCCTTTGCAGACAAGATTAGAGAGTTTTTATATTTAGTTAATCCAATGACTGCTTGTAGCCCTACAGGATACTTACAGGATTTAGTAAACCTTGTTGGTTGGGATAAAGCAAAGCAAGAACCTCAAGTTCGTGCTTTGTTACAAAACATGGGGTTAGTCGCTAGAGAATTAATTGATCCAGATATTTGGGTTACGTTAGCATTACGTAACGTGTCTTCGGATGATCGAATTGTGATTACCGATGTACGGTTTGAGAATGAGGCTGCTGCTATTAAAGAGTTAGGCGGTCAAGTGTGGCGTGTAAAAAGAACTGGGGTTGGTCCAGTAAACGGTCACGTTTCAGAATCTCAAATGGACGGATACAAAGTAGATCAAATTTTTGTAAACAACGGGTCTATAGAAGATCTACAGGTATTAATTACTACTCGGATGCGTAATGCCTTCCCAGAGTAGAAAACATCGTGGCTATAAGTCACAGAAAATTGTGGCTAACTACCTGGTAGAGAACGGTTGGCCTTATGCAGAGTCAACCGGTGCAGGTAGATCGGGGACTGACGTAACTGGAACTATAGGCATAGATTGGGAAGTAAAAGCTCGCAAAGATTTCAACCCCTCTGCAGCTATAAAACAGCTAAAAGAACGTCATAATGGTAAAGATTTGCCTGTAGCTGTTCTACGTCTTAACGGTCAGGGTGAGGCAAATATTGGGGAATGGCCAGTAATCCTTAGGTTAGAGGACTTCGTAAACCTGCTGAAAGAAGCTGGATACGCTGACGGAGCCTCTTAAATCACGTACCTTTTACCTTAGAGGGCGACTCTAAATCGAAACCTAAGGACTACAAAACGTGATTGAAAAAGATTCAGGTGAGGAACAGTTCCTGCGTGTAAGCGCTGGTTCTAACGCACAATCGGTAGGTTCCGCCATTGCTCATGCATTGTATGAGCGCCCACAAGTAAAATTGAGGGCAGTAGGCGCCTCCGCAGTAAATCAAGCAGTAAAAGCTATTGCTATTGCCCGTGGCTACGTTGCACCAAGAGGTTTAGACCTCAGCTGTAGACCAGGATTTACCACAGTAGATTCTCGTGACGGACAAATTTCAGCAATAGTCTTTACTATCAATGTAAATTGATATATTCTTTATTACAAGAGATCTCTTAACAGTTAGGAACACCATGGCAAAAGGCTCAATCCCAAGCCCTGACGAGGCGCTTGCAGGTATGGCAAAGCAAGGTCGCAAGCCTATGATGAAAGATGGAGTTAAG